TTATTATCATCACCATACTCAATATAACCTTGCTTTTTATTTTCTTGTATTTTAGGTGATGTATAAGCACTTAAATTTACAATAGAAATATTAGAATTATTCATAAACTATAAAATCATTAGTTGTTTGATTTGCTACATATTCATCTTTGTTAATTGTGTAATCAGCAATAACTTGATTTGTGCAAAATATTTTGTCTTTATAAACTACATCAGTATTATTTAAAATAGATAATGTATAAAAATTACCTTCTTTTAAATCAAATGTAGTTGTTGTGTATAGATAATAACCATCTTTATAAAAATCAGATGATATAGTAGTACTTTCATTTGTCATTTCATTTACTAAAACTATTGATGTAGCTTTATAAGTTCTTGGAATGAATTTTAATGATTGTTCTTCTACTTGTTCTTTTAGAATTATCATTTTCTTTTTATTTAAAAATAAAAGTAAGTTGAAATTGTTTTAATATAGGATTAAAATAAAAAAGGGACACATAAGCATCCCTTAATTAAAAAACAAAAAAACAATTATTATGAAAACTTAATCTGTAATAATTACATTAAAATTAGAAGCAGCTAAAGTGTTTAACAAGAAATTTGCTGGTACTGGCTCCATTCCTGTAAGTGTCAAAGTGTAGCCACTTAAATCACCCATAGCAGCACCAGTTACAATAGTCCCGCCTGTTACATCCATTCCGTGTTCTAATCCACAAAAGAATAAATTACCATTGTTATCTTCAACAATTACTTGTGGTCTACCATAAGCCAAAAGTTTAATTTGTTTGTGGTCTACTATTGATAATTTTTTCAAAGTCAATGCTAATTCTTGTTGAAAGAATGTAGTTCCATTTTCACGTGAAGATGTAATTGTTTGAGTAAAAGATGATGTACCTTTTAACTCATATCTGTATGCATTTACTGGAGCATCTGCATTGTTTTCTTCTATTGCATCTGTATTATCACCAGTTCCATAAGTAACTCCACCAAGTTCACCCCAATTAACGAAATAAACTGCTTTTAATCCACCATTGCTATCTTTGCAAGGTTCTAATCTACCTAAACTAATATCACAAGCCATATCTATATTTTTTTAAAGTTAAAAAAAAAGGTGGTGTTTATTCCACCACCCTTTTAAAATTTATTTATTTATGATTATGCTGCAGGAGTGTAAAGTACAATCTCTGAACCAATTCCGTATTGAACTGCTGCTGTAAATCTCATTACTACTCTAACATTTTGTGAACCATCAAGGTCAGACAAATCAATTAATTTGACTTCGTTTGTTAAGTCGTTTAATAAACCAGTTCCAAAGAATAAGTTAGATTTTTGAGCAGCCATCATATAATCATTAGCCATTCCGTTGGCAACAAATATTTTAACACCATCAAATGATAAACTTCCATTATTATACCATTGTGTTCCCATAGCGTTTGTACCATTTGCACCTAAACCTGATGCTCCAAATCCACCTAAAGCACGTACATAATCACGGGCAACTGATTGAGAAACGTACAAGTATAAATCTTCTTTTCCGTAAAGTGCAGCTGGAATTAAATCAACTACTTTCCCCATTTCAGCAATTACATTAGCAGCAGTTACACCACCTGAAGCGGGTGAAGCTACATCTAAAACAGTTGCATCAGCAGTAGCAAGTGTCACAAATCCATCAAACTCACCAGCAGTAGCAGTAGCACCTTTCCAAATGTTTTGTTCTGTTTTTTCAGCAACTTTAGCAGCTACGTGTGCTAATAAGAAATCAGCAAATGAAGGTGGCAAATTATCAAATGTAGAATAACCCATTTGTACAGCTTCCCAATCACTACGGAAATCTTTCTTGCATAATTGCAAATTTACTTGGAATTCTTCAGGAGTTATAATTCTTTCAGTTAATGTTACAGTTGAAGTTGCATCAAAGTCACAGGTTGCATTTTTAACAATTCCGTCAGTTGCAATTTTTTTGATAACCTCTTTGTACTTGATGTTTGGTTTTACTTCAATACCACCATTTTCAATAGTAGAAGCAGATAATAATGCAGCAGAGATATACTTTCCAGCAAACTCACCAGCATAAGTTGTTGTAATACTTGTTGTTGTAGCCATTTTTTATTTAATTTTTATTTTTATTATTTGTTTAATTTACTCATTACTACATCAAATGTTGTAGCTTGTCTTTTTTTAGAAAATACATTCATTTTAACTTCTGATGTAGCTTCTGGATTGTGTGATAAAACTTCAATTTTATCATTTGACAATTCAACTGCTTCTACTACTTCTGTTTTTGATAATTTTAATTCAGCAATTTCTGCTCTTAATTTTTCAAGTTCAGAAAAAAACATTTCTTTAGTAACACTTTCAACTACTCTTTTAGGTGTAGCTACTTCAGTTGCCATTTCTTCTTCTTTTTTAGTAGTTTCTACTTCTACTTCTACTTCAGGTGCTTCTTCTTTTGGCATTTCAATAGAAGCAATAATACCTTCTACTTCTACTTTTAATACATTACCATCTTCAAGCATATACTCTCCAACTGGCATTGGTACTTTATCTTCACCATTAACAATAAAGATTGCCATTTCAGGTTCAAATGCTTCTGCTTCAATAACAGTAACACCATCTTGTAATTTCATTTGGGCAAGTTTAACTTCAATTCCCAAAAGTTCTTTGATTTGATTTACTACGTTCATTTTTTTTATTTAAAAATTAATACTATTTATATTTGTTATAAATTGACTATCCGTTTTCTCTAATTATTGTTCTAACTCCATCAACTATTGTTACAGTTGAACTACCTTGTGAAACTGTTGAACCAATACCTTGATTGATTAATTCACCTTTACAACATTCTGCTGAATATGTGCTATCATCACATAGACAACCTCTTTTTGCATCTTTTGGACTTGTGTACTTGTTTTTTCCCATTATTTTAGTTATTAAATATTTTACCAATTTCTCCAAGTTGTTTAATTACATTTTCATTATTATCATAATGCTCATCTATTTTTAAACTCTTAATCTTATATATTTTATTTACATTACTTCCTGTTGCATAAACTCTGCTTACTGGAATACCTAATGCGTTTGCTTTGTTAATCATTCCTTGCTTTAAGTGTCTTGCTGATATTATATAAACATCATTTCCTTCAGCTAAAAATTTAGTTGCCATTTCAGTACCTTTTGCAGTACTTAATGTTCCATCATAATCAAAACTAATTTTCATTATTAAGAATGATTTGTTTTATCTTATCAATCAATTCTTGTTCTGCATCTTGTTGTAGATTTAATTCTGCTTTTTCACTGAAATATCCTTCTATTGAATATCCTTGATATAAACCACTTTTAACATCTGCCCAAACTTCATCATTGTCTATTCTTTGAACTACAACCCAAGCACCTTCAACTGCGTTTAAATTATATATTGCAGACTTATCACGTTTAACATCTTCAACTATCCAACTTTCTATTGTATAAACACCTTCAGTTTTCTTTTCGTGTTCTAATGTTGAATTATGTATTTTAAGTTTCTTTAAATATAACTCTGATGCTTTTCTTACTGTATCTTTTGAGAAACGAATGTTATATTCATAATCACCATTTCTTCTGTAAATATCTTTTTCTGGAATTAATGCTAAACCAATAACTATTCTTTTATCTTCATCAATAGTTTTAAGTTCAACTTTGTGTTCATTTAGTGCAACAAACGTTTCCTCTATGGCTGGAAATTTGACTAAACTAATCGCATCAATTCCATCCTCTAAATTTTTTTCGTCTATATCTAAATAAATAGTTTCTAACTTTTTCATTCTTCTTTTTTTTAAAAATTAAATTATTTATATTTTGTTTTAAATAAGTAACATTAACTCTGTTTTTATTAGTTAATGTTGCTTTTAACTATCCTAAAGAAGCATTACTAACTATGTTTCTATTTAAAGATTGGGCGGTTGTTACATTTTGTGCAACTACATATGCTTGAATAGGTGCTTGTGCTGACCTTCCTTGCATTGTTTCTGCTAATTGATTTACACCACTATTTCCAACTACATTAAATTGTGGGGCAGCAGAACCACCACCACCACCTGATGGAGCAGAACCACCACCACCATCACCACCTGTAATAGATTTTGCTTGACCTATCGATGCAGCTAATATTGATGCAATAGAAGTTGCAGCAGTTATTTTTGTTAATGCAATACCTTTAACAGTTGCTGCTGCTTGAACTGCATACATTGGATTTGGCACTACACCAATTACTGCTGGTGTTGCTGCTAATGCTGCTTGTGCTGCTGCTATTGATTTAGAAGCACCAACAACTATATCTGCAATAGCTAAACCTTTTTGAATAGCTAAAATACCCAATGCAATAGTTTTATTTTTACCAGCAAATTGTAATAAAATATTTAAACCTGTATCTAATGCATTTCTTTTTGCTTCTCTTATTGCTAAATCAAGTGCTGCTTCTTTTTCTGCTGCTTCTTTAAGACTATCATATTGTTTTTGTTGTGCTGATAATTTTATATCATTTATTGCATTAGCTTGTTCAATTTCTAATTCTATTGTAGAAACTCCAGCATTTTTAGCTGCTTGTATTAACTTATTATATTTATCATTTACTTGTTCAATTTCAGTTAATCCACTTTGTCTATTTTTTTCTCTTGCTTCTTCTTCTCTTTTTAAAATAGCATCATATTCTTCTTCTGCTGCTCTACCTTTTGCATTTTGAAATTCAGCACGTTCTTTTTCTGCTTCTTCTCTTTTTCTTTTTTCTTCTGCTAATGCTTCATCACGTTTCTTTTTTAATTCATCATTATGTGCTTTTTGTTTATCTTCTAATGCTTTTTTATGTGTTGCATCTAATATTCTTTCTTCTTGTCTTATTTTTTCAAGTTCTTCTTGATTGCCTTTATTAAGTAAAAGTTTTCTATGTAAATTATCTTTTTCTAAATTATATGTATCATTACCTGATGCTTTAGCTATTGCAATTTCATTTTCTTTATTTTTAATTTGCTTTTCTAATCTTGCTTTTGCATAAGCATCTGCTTGGTCTTGCCTTTCTTTTGCTGCACCTTTTTCATAGTTACCAATTACATTCATTCCATTTTTAATTTCACCAATAGCACCTTTAAAATCTAATTGTAATAATTTTAAAACTACTTTAAATGGAGCAATTAAATATTGAACTATTGCATTACCAACACCAAAAAATATTTCTTTTAATTTGTCAAATTGTTTAGTACCTTCTTTTAATGCTGGAATACTATCACCAACTAATTTCTTTAATGCATCCCAATTTGCATATAAAGCACCTAATGCAACAACTAACAAACCTATTCCAGTTGCACCAATAGCACCTTTAATTCCGTTAAAAGCATTAATTGCAACTGCTTTAATATTTCTAAATGTATCAGGTATTTGTTGTAATACATCTAATCCTTGTGAAACTGCTAATGCTGATTGAACTTTTAAAATAGCTTGTTGTGCATCTTCAGATTGTACACCAACTAAACCCATAGCACCTTCAAAACCAGCTAATGCACCAGCAGCAATATTTGCAGCACCAGCTAATGCTTTAAACTTTGCATCAGGATTGAAACTATCTGTTAAATCTTTTGCATCACCTATTCTGTCTTTTAATTCTGCTGCTCTTTTAGCTGCTTCAATAGCTTCTTTAGATGTTGCACCAAACCTATCACTCATAGCAGCAACTTCTGCTTGTGCTTTTCTTAATTCACTTCTTAATGATGTAACTGCTTGTTCAGTTTGTGCTAAATTAGAATTAACTTCTAAATTTACAGTTTTAGTTTCTGCCATTTTTTCTTTCTTTTATTTGTCGTTTAAATTGCTTTAGAGTACCTAAAAATGTTTCAGGTAATTCATATTTACCTTTTGCTATTTCTATTGTTTCTGATTGTCCGTAATGCTCATCTAATTGTAGCATTTCTAATATTAACTTTATCATTATGCGTTTTGTGTTATTGGAATTTCCACTATTATTTCATTATTGTCAAAATCTTTAAACTTAAGACTTATGTTTGCAGTTCTTTCAGCAGCAGTTGCATTAGCAGCTATTGTAACAATCATACTTGTATCTTCAGTTTTTACACCGCTTGTTGGTGATGAAATAAATCCTGATAAAGAATTTATAGTAAATTGTTTAAACATTCCTAAAAACAAATCTAATTGAAATTCTTGTGCTGTATTATCTACGTTTAATAATTCAATATTTGCATATCTATAACCTACACTATCATAACCTAAAGTTCTATAATCATTTATTAATTCAAATGATGTTTCACCACTTGTTAAATCAGTAGTAAAAGAATTTATTATGTATCTGTTATCTCTAATTATAATTCTGTTATTTAACTTTAATTCAGTCAAATTTTTAGGTTCTAATTTTGCTTTAGCTTTTAAAACTCTTGTCTTTTGATTATAAAGATTTGCTATATATTGCTCATAGTGTCTTTTGTATAATCCTTGTGGTGCATTTACTAAATACCAAGATGATACTTCATTACCAAAGTTTATAGAATATAAATAACTTAAATCAGTTGCACCTGTATTTATTTCATTATTAAATCTTACATAGTTATTTACGTTTGTGTAACCAACTCCATTGTAAATTTTAATAGGAAAAGCAGAAACATCACTCAAATCATTGTTATACATTAATATTGGTTTAGGTGTATAACTTTGTAAATCTTTATTTAATAATGTAGCAGTTTGAAAATTATATCCTGTTGCTCTTTCCCACATAACATCTTCAAATGGTAATTTAATTTCATATTTACCACTTTCTGAATTAGAACCACTATCAAATGTTAAATCACCATATTGTCTATTGAATAAACCACTAAACGCATTGTTTAAAATGTTTTCAGATTTTTCATATGTAAACTCTATTGTTTTAAATAGTTTTGGCTTTTCAATATCTAATTCATCAGCATAAATAAATGGTGTTAAATCTTTTATTTGTCCCGCTTGATAATATAATTCTAAAGGTTCTAATTTAAATGTAGTTTCATTAATTGGTGTAATAATTAAATTAAACATTTTAACTAATCCTATAAAGAAATCTGCAACTTTAATATCAGGAACATAACTAACAACATTTTGTATTGCTGTAAATGATTGACCAGTAGGTGAGCCACTTGATGCATAGTTAAAAGAAGCAGTTGAATTGTCACCATAAACATTTCTTCTTACATAATCAATTCTACCTTTAAAAGCAAAAGCACCTAAAGCAGAAACTCTAATTTTATATTCGTGTTGTGCTGGGTCATCTGATTGTCTTACATCTAATAATGTTAAATTTTGGTTTCCTATTAAATTATCAAATGTTTGTGTAATAACTCCATCTTGTAATAATTCAACTTTGTAATTTGTTGTTAAATATGGTGAAGCAAGTGTAGTTAAAAATTTAATTATTATTCTTCTATTTCCACCATATGTAGGAAATGGTGGTGAACCTGTATTAAAATAAGTACTATTCCAATCTGTTGTTATTGTATCTGTTGTTGTATTGTATTCTGGAAAAGTAGCAGTTCCACCTATTCTAAATTGGTCATAAAATATACCAGCATTATATGCTCTTGGAAGTTCACTATTTTTCAATAGCATATACAACTTACTAAATTGATTGTATCCTAAAAAATTACCTGTAAATGTTAAACCATATTTAGTTTCAATAAAATCTAATATTGTTGTTATAGGTACTGCTGGAAATAAATCATCCCAATTAATAGCACCTGTATTTGTTGTCACATCAAAAGTAGTTGCAGTCTTATAATCAAACTTTCTTGTGTTACCTATTAAAGGATATAAAACACCAGCACCATTAGTATTGATTTTTGAAACAACAGTAGAAGCATCAAAAGTATGATTTAAAGAACTATAATCTAAACCATTTAATTTATCTTCACCAAACTTATCTTTTAATTGTGTTAAGTTACCATAAAATGTAAGTGTATAACTTTCAATATAACCATTCTTTTTATTTGCTTTTTCTAATTGTACATTACCTTCACGAAATGGTATTGTTTCTATTTCTATATATGCATTGTATCTTATTCTTGCATCATAACCATCATCAACTGCATTATCATACCAATGTGAAAAGATAGCATTATTTTTTGGTGATGCTGGTATTGTAAACGATTGTGAATAGTCTGTAAATAGCTTTCCAATATCTGAATAGTTTTGTATTGTAGAAGTAACTGAAACTTTTTCATCTTGAAACATTTCAACTCTTTTAGCAACATCATCAACGTAAATATATAACTCCATTATATTACATTATTAATTTGATTGTAATTGTACTCAAACTCTATTTGGTAATTAATCATCTTATCTTGTAAAGAAGTCTTTAAATCAGTTGTCATTGTTTTTAATTTAACTGGTTTATATATTTCTGTTTCATAGTCATACAATAATATAGTTTCTGAAGTCATTAAATCTTTTATAAGTTCATTGTAACTTTCATCTAACCAACCTGTATTTAATTTTATAGATTGTTTAGCTTCATAATTAAATGCTTTGCTTTCACCTCTTAATGGATTATAATTTACATCATCAGGTAATAATTGATATTCTTTATTTTTTACTTCCCAATTTTCAGTTCTTGCTTTAAAGAATGTAATAAAATCCCAAGCACCTTTTTTATTTATATAGTTTACTCTTATAGGATTATATTTTGTTTCACATTCTGGACTAAAAATATAAGTTGCTATAACTGCTTCATTTTTTATTATTTCTATTTTACAACCATTAATAAAATCATTATCATCTGGTCTTATTGGTATTGAATATAACCATTGTTCATCTATTGCACCTATCACAAGTAAAATATCAGATACAACAGGTGTAGTTTCTAAAGTTGAATAAATAACAGAATAATAATCATCAACATCTATACTATCAATAAAAAAAGTTAAATAAGGATAATCATCTAAACCACTTTCATAATATTTATATACTTTATTTTGCTCAAATAAATTCATTGGAATAAATGTGTTATCTATTAAAGCATTGTATCCATCTAAATAATTTGTATATCCATTTGCAGCTACATAAGTTGTAGTGTCTAACAAACTTGGTGATGCATTGTTAGGTGTAGTTGAATAATATCTTTTTACTTTAACATAACACCAATTAGTATTTTCTTCTTCAAATGGTGAAGTTATAGATATTGGATTTGTTATATCAATAAACTCTTTTACATAATTTGATATATTGTAAATGTTTTTAGCTTGTGTTGCTGATGCTGCTTTCTTGCTTAAAGTATATGTAGCTGTTGCTGGTTCTGTTTCATATTTATGCCATATAAATAATTCAATCTTGCTTTCAACTTGACTTGTTTCATCTACTGCTATAAAGTATGGACTTCTTACAAATATTACTTTCATTTTATTTATTTGTTATTGTGTAATCTATTAATGTTTCTATATCGTCACCAAATGCTTTTATTAAATCAGTATCTATGTATTTCTTATACCCATCTTCAAATGGTTTTGTAAAAAATAAACTTGGTTTTATTCCCCTTGCCCATACATTTTTAGCTATGATATAACCTATTGATTTATAATTGCCTTTTTTAAACTTTCCTTTTGCATCTCTAAATCTTATGTTTCTAAACTTTGCCCATTGTTCAAATGGTGATGATGGTATTCTTCTTTTAAATTTAAATCTACTATTCGGTGCTTGTTGTCCTTTTATCTTTGCATTCTTTGATACTTGTGATGGGTCTGCACCTTTAACACCTTCATCTTGATAAAAGCCATAATCAGGCATACTAAAGCCCAATAAAAAATAATTATTTTCAAATAGTATTTCACCTTTGATTTGATTATAAAGTTGTTTAGAAACGTTCTTATTGCTTTTAGATAAATTACTTCTTGCTTGTTGAATAACATATTTCTTATATGCTTCTAAAACTTCTTTAGTAGATGTTAAATTATTAGCATTCATTTTCGCAACTTGTCATTTCATTAGCAACCATTACATCAAATGTAACTGTCCAACCAGCTATTTTGTTTTCAAACCTATCTACAAATGGTTCACAATTAGGTGTACCACTTAATTCATAACCAGCATCCATTAATGCACCTCTTCTTAATACTTCTAACAATCTATTAATAACCATCAGTTGTGTATGTAACACATCTTGCTCATTATCATTTGTTAAAAACTGGTCTGTTTGTTCAGTCTTACTAAAGTCTACAACATCCATACATAGAACTGATATATTAAACAACCAAGTATTGTTATTATAAGTTGCATTGTTCACAATAATATGTGACAAAGGAAATATAGTTTGTTTGTTTAAATCAATTTCAAATATATCACCTGAAGAAACTGTATTAACAAATACATCTTTATATAGTTGGTCTTTAATTGCTGTTGTTACTTGGTAAAATCCTTTCATTATCTTTTTATTAATTCTGTTTCTATTTGGTTCTTTTCTTTCTCAAACGTTAAAAATGTTAATGCAACTGATAATCTAATTCTGGAAACATCTTCAAATCTTCTAACATCTCCTTGAGCAAGAGCATAGAATGATGAATACCAACCCCATTTACTTCCAAATTGTGATTGTTTACTATACTCTGAAATTCCTTGTTGTTCTCCAAATAATGTATCGTAGACTTCAACAATTCGTTGCCTAAATTGTAAAAAAAAACTACTGCACCTAATACAACATCAACAGGTGCATATTTCATTGCATCACAATATGTATAACTACCATTGTATTCTTCAATCTGATATTTGTCTTTTAGCTTCTTTGTTATTGGTCTATATAATACTGCCATAGCATTGTGCATCATATTCCAATCACTAATATACTTATCTAAATCAGTATATTCACCTAATGTTATTTCATCAAGGTTAGTGATGAAACCAAATTCAGTATCACCTAATTTAAATGTTCTTTTCAATTCATATTTTTGATTGAATAGATTTGATAAATTAGTTGTTATTTCATTTACATCTTTGTAACTTATTTTAGCAGCATTCTTTAAATCTATACCACAAAATATTTCTACCATTTTATGTTGAAGGAAATCACCATCAGGATTATCTTTAGCAATAGATAAAAACTTTTGATATTGCTGTAATGTTATTTCTTCTAAACTTGTTGGTATTGTAATCTGTAACTTCATTGTTTTTTATTTAAAAATAAAATAAAGTGCAAATTGTATTAAACAAAAAAAAGACAACCATTTTTGATTGCCTTTCCTTCCCATAATTATAAACCTAACCTAAACCATTTCTTCTACACTTTCTATTTTTCTATATGATAATCTTTTATCTAAAAATTGTTTCATAGCATCTATTTCATTTAATGCTTCTATAATGATTTCTACATCTGTGCTTTCATCATTTCTTTCAGTCCAATAGGTAATGCAATACTTTGTCATATATGTTTTCATTTGTTTGTTATTTGCTACAAATATAACTATATTGTTTTAAATAAAATGCATTTTAACTTTTCTTTAACTTTCAAAGTTTTCATCATATATCATTCCAATATGTAAATCAATTAATGCTAAACACTTTCTTTTAATTTCTTTAATCTTATACGTATCTTTTTCATCAATCATATACGTATCAAATCCTTCAACTGCATTTAAAGCACTATTGCACATAGATATAATTTCATACCTTGTATCTGCTGCTTCAAACTCCATATGTTCAAATATATCTTCTTCTTCTTTCATTACCTTTTGTGTCAATATAAACGTTGATTTTAATAGTTATCTTACAATGAAAGGTAAGCACTTGCTATATTATACATCTGTTGCATCTTCTTTATTTCACCTATGTTTCTTGGCAAGTTAATTTGTACTTCAACACCTTTAACGTGATGTATGTAACATTGTATTGCTGCTATTATTTGTCCGTAACTCATTGTTTGTTTTTATTTTAAAAACTTAATATATAAAATAGTTTCCTTTGTTTGGATTTTCTAATTGATAACTTACCGCATATCTTAAAGCATCAAGTAAATGATTATGATTATCAATAGGTGTATTAGATTTCTTTTCTAACCAACAATAGTTGTTTAACTCTTTAATTAAGTTTATGCTTTCAGGTGATACTATTAAATCATAATCTTGTAATAATGATATACCATAAGTAACTGAACCTTGTCCTTTAATTGCTGGAACTATATTTAAACCACTTGTTTGTAATTCACTTATCAATCTTGGTTCAGCACTATCTGCTACTATCAAACTATCTAAACAATGTTGTTTATTTAAATTGTATATTTGAGACGTTGTTAATGATGGTAAATAGAAACGTTCATTTATATAAATTCGTTTATTAGAAGTATCTATATTGCATTCTACAAGTGTTGTTGGGTCATTACTAAAACCAAAATCTTGACCAAATACAGATTTACCTATTTGTTTATATTCTCCTATTGTCCAATTAGTAAATATAACACCTTCTGCTTTATCTAACCATCCACCTAATATTTGATGCTTATACTTTTCTGGTCTACGTTGTTTTATATTCTCTATTTGATTTATAAAAGACTGTGATAAGTTTTCTATATTGTCTTGATACGTTGTATGTATGTAAGTTGTATCATCTTTAATTAAATTACTTCCATCTTGTACACCTTTATCTTCAAAGAATTTCTTGTATATGAAGTGTTCTTTTGTTGCTGGATTTAATATTAATAAAACTCTATTTTGTATTCCCTTAGTTCTAATACTAAAATCTATTTTCTCAAATGTTTCTTCATCAGTTAATTCTTCTGCTTCATCTAATACCCAAGTTGTAACTCCAGCTAATGATTTCAAAGATGCTGTTTGTGTTCCACTACTTGTTTTAATACCTTTAAATAAGATTTTAGAACCTGTTTTTAAATTTACTATTTCATCTTTAGTAATATAAAAATCGCTGCTTAAATCAGCTAATTCAATCTTGCTTATAAATTCTGGTATAATAGAAACGTTTGCAGATGTTAAAGTATATCTTGTAAATAATATTACGTGACCTACTTCATAAGTAAGAAGTAATAAAAAGGAATTAAGTGAATATGATTTACCACTTCCCCTTCCACCTGTAATTACAAAATACCTACTATCACTTCCTAATAGATTATATTTATCATTCAGTTTTATTTCCAATTTTAAATATATCTTTTATATTAAAGTCATTTACATTGTGAGTAGCTTCAATAATATCTTTTGGTTTACCAAATATATGTTCAGCAATAAATAATTGTCCTCTTTGTGATTGCATTAATGTATCTTTAACAAAAGCTATTTTAGTTTCATCTTCTGTTTCTTTATTATACAATTCACTTAATGCTTTAATGAAAATGTTATTTACTTTTTCTTCTTCTACTTTGGCTGGTCTGCCTTTTCCTAATTTATTTCCTTTTTCAAATCCCATAGTTAAAAGTAATGTTTAAACATATTAAAAATAAACATTTTTGTTTATTGTTTATATAACTTACCTAATTCAATAGCTATTTCTTTCCATTCATCTAAACCTTGTTTAATATAACCACTAACTACAAATCTATTATATTCTTTGCTATACTTATTGAATAGTATGTTTGCTCTATATTGTGGTGTCATAATTCATTTTCTTTTTTGTAAATTTCTAATAGTTGCTCTTTTGAGTATGCATCATAAATAATATCTTCGTTATATATTATTAATAACCACTCTGCAAACCCAATAGCAAATTCATCTGCTACTTGTTCACATTCACTTTCCCACTCACTTGTCCAAAATGCAGTTAATATTTCTTTAAACTTTTCTTTTGGTGTCATAGTTTTTCTATTTCTTGTTTAACTTCTTGCCAATACATAACTCTTATGTTATCAATTAAAAGCCTTCCATTTTGTCTTTCATAAAACTTAACAACTTCTAATATCTCATCAACTGCTATTAAAGCACATTGTTTTAATTGATTATCAAATACAATAGGATTGCCAAAATCTTTATTTAATAAATCATCATACTTACTATATAATTCATTTGCTTTTTTTATTGGTGTCATAATTGTTTATTATAATAGTTAGTTCTTTTTTTCCATTGTTCTATTAATGCATTATCTATTAACACATCATTTTTTGTAATTATATCTTTCTTAAATATTGCTCTTACTTTATTTTCTAATTCTTGTATCATAAGTTCACTTGTATTTTCATTATTGGACAACTCATTTTGTGATTATCATTTTCTAATTGACAATACTTGCATTTACCATTTGCCCAAAACATATCGCAATTATCTGCATCACTTTCTCTGTTAAACATTCCATATGATTGCCATACTTCTGATGCTGGTGCTGTAAACCTGTAACAATATTCTTTTGATGGACAATGTACATCGTTACATTTTGCTATATCTGCCATAACTTTATATCTATTATTATTAATACTAATGCTATTGATATTTCATTGTTACCAATTACAATACCTAAACTAAATCTGTCTGTGTAGTTTGTTTCTATTCTCATCTTATTAAAGTTTTATGTTT